CGCCGACCTTCTCGTAGTGTCCCTTGGCCTCGGTCATCAGAGCACCTGCGCTCCGACCGTGACCGAGGTGGCCTGACTGTACGTCACCGCGATCGACCGGCCGTTGTACACGCCACCGTTCAGGGGATACACCGCGGTCTGCGACGTGAGCGACGGCATGGCCACGCCGTCCACCGTGACCACTGTCGGCGTAGCCCCGACCGTGACGACGAGGACCGGCGTGCCCGCCACGAGCCACCCGCCGGTCTTCGTGCCGCCGGTGACGGTATCGCCGCCGCCGGTGGCCGCCGCCATCGTCATCCCTGCCCCGACCGCCGCTACCGTAATTGCCGCCATGTCGTCTCCTCCCTAGGTTCCGAAAGTTGCGTAGCCGGCCACGCCGACCCCCACCGCGCCCACCGCCACGTTCGTAACCTGGCTGTAGGTGATGTTCGCCCGTGTCCCCCGCATACCCGAGGGAACCCGCATGAGCGCGGTCTGGGTCGTGTAGGGGCCATAGGCCGTGCCGTCGAGGGTGATGGTGGTGGCGGTGGAGCCGATCGTGGCGTACAGGAAGACCGGAATCCCCCATCCGGCCACCCCGGAGCCGCGCTCGATGGTGTCGCCGCCACCGGTCGCGGCGGCCGTGGTGATCGCCCCGCCCTCGCTGATCGCCTGAGTTGCTAGTGCGGCCATTCCTCCTCCTAGGTGATGCGGATGCCCGACAGCCCGACCGGCCGCAGGAGGTGAGTCCCGAAGTAGCCGAAGACGTTGAGCTCGATGTTGGCCGGACCCTGCTTCTCCTCGAACCGGAACGTGAGCAGGGGCGATTCCCACACCCACAGGTCGGAGGAGTTGAGGATCATAATCTGCGAGTCGCCCGCGGCGGTCCCGGTGTTGACCCAGGCCGGCGCGAACCGCACGCCGTCAACGTCCCACGCCCGCTGGTTCTTCGTCCCAAAGGCGTTCATGGGCTGCACCGTGGGGAACAGCGGCCGCTTGGTCGTGTCCAGCGCGGTGGCGATGAGCACGGAGGCCGCCATCCCCATCGCCCCGCCGTCGGGGTCGGCGAACCGGAGGAACGGGTACTTCGCCAGACGCTCCCGGAGGTGCGCCGCGAGGGCCTGGTTGTCCGTGCCCTTGGCGACGGTGGAAGCCTGCGCACCCGACGGCACCGTGTCACCCGAGATGGTCCCGCCGGCGCCCGACGTGCCGTTGAGCAGGGTGTAGACCTTCGTCTCGGTCTGGCGGGCGTAGGACTCCCGCATCTCGGCCATGGCGATCTGGTCGATGGCCGGGTTGGACGAGTCCACGATCTCCCGGGAGAGCGTCAGGCGCCCCGAGATGGCCTGCGGCGTCACCGTCTTCGTGGTGAACGCGAGGGAGCCGTCCGAGGGGTTCGTGCCCTCGACGTGGTCCGCGGTGGCACCCGTCACCGAGGAGAACACCGGCACCGTGAACGGTGTGGCGTTGGCGATGGTGCCCTGCGATGCCAGCGACACCAGGGGTCGGCCCTTGGTGTAGTCCGGGATGTAGAGGTCCGGGCGGTAGCCCGGGGGGATGATCTGCGAGGCCGTCGAGGTCGTCTGCGGCGAGAAGCCGAGCACGTAGTCCTTAGCGAGCTTCGCCATCTCCTCCGTCTGGAGGCGGTGCCGCCGAATCCGCTCGATGGCCGCGTCCTCCTTGCCGTGGACCGCGTTCCATGCGTCCCGGACCAGGCAGTCCCCGCGTCCGTCGAAGGTGTAGATCGGGGCCTCGCGGGTCACGGTGTACCGGGCGGCCCGCACGGTGCCGCGCTCCTGCGGCCCGCTGATGTCCTCGAGGGCGGTCTTGACGCCCTCGGAGATGGACTCGCCGATGGACTGCGTCAGCGACTCGGCGAGCTTCACCTGGGAGTCGGTGATCTTCTCGGCGAGGCCCTTCATCGTCTGCTCGAAGACGACGGCCCCCTCGGACGCGTTCAACGCGACCGGCTCCTGCTGTTCCTGCTGCTCTGCCATCTGAATTTCTCCTCCTTGCCGTGTCGCTGCCACGTGCATCACACGGGCATCATCGAACGCGGGGAACCCCGTGAGCGCAACGCCCACCAGCGTCCCTCTGTTGACCAACCGCACGTCCTCCTGCTCGGGGTCGGGCGCGTGACTGTCGTCCTCAGCGAAATCGACCTCGATGCTGAATCCATCGAGCACGCCGTCTTCGGCAAGGGCGAGGGCCTTATCGCCTTCCGCTCCGCGAGCCACCTTGAACGTGGCGTCTAGTCCTAGATCGGTGTTCTGGATGTCGATTGCCTTCGCAATCGCCTGCTTCCGGTCATGGTCGGTGTTGAGCTTGATCCGGGAGGGCTGCGACCAGTGGAGCGACCCCCGGGAGAATCGCCACTTACGGTTTCCCGACTTCGCCACCGCGCCCCACGGGACGAGGAGGCCGGAAATGAGCCGGCGGGGTTCGTCCACGGTGAAGGACGCCGCGACCTCCGGTTCGTCGAAGGTGATGCCGTCAGCCGTTTCCATTGCTTCCTCCATTGGGGACCATCGTCGGTGTCGGGGCAAGGACAGCAGGCTTCGGCCGTGCGGACGGCGGCAGCGGTGGCAGGTCCTCGAGCTCGCGGACCTCGGGGAGCGTCTCGAAGCCCGCGTCGAGGGCGATCTTGTGGGCCTGGAACCGTCCGAGGGTGTCGCCGCGGAGGAACCCGTCGAGGTTGAACTTCGCCTCATAGCCCCGAGGGAGAACATCGCGCATCGACAGCCGTTCCTCGAGCGCCACCATGTACGGGGCCAGGGTGAAGTCAACGAGATCCTGCCGACGCTGCTCGGAGTTCTGATAGGTCCTCGAGGTCGTCGAGACCCCGAGGTCTTCCGGGTCGATGCCGGCGGCCCGGGCGATCTCGAGGACGGCGTGCTGCCGCTGGTCGGCCAGCTGGATCTGCTCGGCGTTGAATTGGAATTGCTTGCCCTCCCAAGCCGAGCCGATGTAGGCCCACGCATGCCGTCTCCGGGCTTCCTCCCACCGGCTCAACATCTCCTCGACGGCCACGGGGTCCTCCTTCACCCGCAGTCCCTCCCGGGGCGTGAAGTAGCCGAGGGGAACGGGAGAGTTCGAATAGCGGGACGCGGCCCGGTCGAGCTCGAGACAGGTCCTAATTGCGCTGGCGGCGTGAACCAGCAGCGGAGGGTTCGGGGAGTCGAACCGGATGAGCTCGTCGTCGGGGACGGGGTAGCCGTCGATGTACACCCGGGCGGGGCCGTTGACGGTGAGGCCGGGGGACACGCTCACCCGCGAGGAGTCGATGTGCTGCGCGTAGGTCGGGTAGTCGTGCCAGCCGAAGTCGGTGATCCGCCACCAGGACAGGCCCTCGAACAGCAGGTCCTCGAACGTCCAGGAGAACGTGACGATATTGGGCACGTCGGGGTCGATCTGGTCGAGGAAGTTCGTAGGTGGATTGACCCGGTGTTCCTTGTCCCGAACGTGAATCGGCAGGCGGGACAAGGTGCCCGCGATGAGGTTCCGGGAGCGGAGAACGGCGGGGACCTGCAACGCCTCACGCCGGCTGATGCGGGCGGCGATGGTGCCGCCCATCGTCATTCCCTCCATCATCTCCGGGGGAATGTCCACCGTGAACTGAGCGTCGGGGCGGTTGCGCCGGAAGATGCTCACCCGACGCCCCCGACGATGACGAGCGGTTCCGGGGCGAACGTCGATGCCTCATGCACGGCCATCACCAGAGCAACGAGGGCTTGGTAGTCCGCGGACGGTTCAAGGTAGGCGCCCGTGGTGGTTTCCTTCACATGACCCGACAACACCTGCGCCCGGAGCTCGGCGTCTCCGTCGTGATACAGCGTCCCGGAAGAGATGTGGGTGAGGAACGTCGAGGTGGCCTCCATGAGTCGGACCGGCGTCTGGAAGTCTTCAACCAGTGGCAACGAACCGAGGATCTGCTCCGCCCCGCCGGGTCCTCCCCATTGCCGGGTGTCGATGTAGATGGCCTGCACGTCGTACCGGGAGCACAGCCGGTTCAGAGCGAACTTCGCGCCGGGGATGTCGTAGGGCAGACTCTCGATCCGCACCGCCATCCCCTCCTCGCGCTCCGCCGCGATGCCGATGCCGAGCCCTCCCTGCTGGCCGATGCGAACCCCCACCGACACGGCCTCGCCGTCCCGGATGGTCCCGATGTCCACGGCGCCGCGGTCCCACTCGTCCCGCGTCACCCACCCCTCGAGCACCGCCGAGACCCCGCAGACGAAGCGGAGCCAGTGGCCCCGACTGTGCGACGCCGACTCATGCTTGATCTTCAAGCCCTCGAGGGTGATGGCCTTCAGCGGATTGGCCGCCTTCACGTCCCGCATGGAGTCCGGTGACTTGCCCTCGGGAAGCGAGTATTCGTGCAGCACCGTCTTCCCCGACGCGGCCCGGACATGAGCCCCCTTCCGCGTCGTCTTCGTCGCGGTGGACTTCATGCGTTCCCGGACCTGCTCGAACTCACCCCCCGGCGTGCCGGCCGTCGAGATGGCCACGACCTGACCGCCCCGCTTCTCGGTCTTCCCCCGCCAGGTCCGGTACAGCCGCATGTCCCGATGCCGGTGGAGCTCCTCGAGTACGGCGAGGGTGAAGATGGCGCCGTCCCCCGTTCGGTCATCCGCGGCGAACACCTGAACCCGCGAGTTCATGCTGTCGCACCGAATCCGCCGGTAGCCCTCCTGGCACTTGAACCGCGAGGTGAGTTCCGACCGCTGCACGAACCCCGCCGCCGCGAGGTACAACCAGAGCGCCTGCTCCCTCGAGCTCGCCGCCACCACCACGGACGCCGCCGGCCGAAACTCGATGTGGTACAGGATCAGCCCCGCGACCAGCGTCGTCTTTGCGTTCCCCTCCGGGATGACCAGCCAGTTCTCGACGTAGCCGGCGAACACATCCTTGACGAACGCCGCCTGGAACGGCTCGACCTCCCACGGCTCCCCGTTGTCGAGCGTCAGCCCCTTCGCCCACGCCGTGAAGTGCGCGACCGTGAACGGAGTTGCTCCCGGTAATGACAACGCCGCCGCGCCGGCCTTGGGCTTGGCGCGGGTAGTCCGCCGCGGACTAGCCACCGGGCCGGGTCATTCCGGGCGCCGTAGGCACGGAATCGTGCTCGAAATTTCTCCCCGCGGCTGCGGCG